TGGGCATAGACAAAAACGGTTTCTGTCCCCCACCATGTGATGCTTTTACATACGACTTTCTTATGACACTACCCTATTGAAAGGGAAACATTACAATTAAGCATCCTTGCGTATTTGTTTATAGACGCGGTTGTGAATACCGTTAAACGCGTCTGTGTGTGACGATTTCGAAATCATCTTTTCTCTCCGAATCTGACCCACGCTTCTTTCTCTGGCCCTCTAACAACACAGGATCAGTCAACGCCTCTATAGGCGTGACCGAAACATCCATGCTGGAGTTGCCCATAAAGAACACGTCACCACGCATACTTACGTACACGTTACAGTCAATCGTCGAAGAAACAAGTTCATTCGCTTGCAACAATGAGAGCAGTCTCACCATCGCGAATCCCATTGAGTAATCTCCTGCCACAGGATAACTACCATTACACACACGTTTCAGTGGTGTGTCAGAGGTCCATGGAAAGACTACTCTGAGCTTTGTTAGTGGCCCAGCAACGTGAACGTTGGTGGTGTACTGCGATGTTGCAGTATCAATATCAGCCTCACTCGTATCCACAGCATACGAGCTGCATATCGCTAAATCAACCGCGTGATAAACAGTAGCGACGAACTCAAGGTCGATGACAATGTCACCTCGCCAGAACGTACCTCCCATAGAAGCATACGTCATCAGGCAAGGATCGAAAGAACCTCCAAAAGGGACAGTGAAAAACTCAAAGCCAGGACACAAATCAATCCTGTACAATAAATCTCCAACATTATCCTCCGTGTTGATCGTGAAACGCCCCACAAAACTAGGCGTCTCTCTCATTTTCCTTAAGCTCATCTCATCTGTCACAGCGCCAGTTACGGCGGAGTCGACCTGGGGAAGTCCCCTAGCTTTCAAGTCAAGACGTGATCCACAATCCACATCTTCCTCACAAGCCAAGTTCCTTAACACCTGGGTCAATACCGTCGGCGCTGTTAACGACATAAATGGGCGGTCATTGGTAGCGGTTACGTCGCCACCACGAAAGCTATCCTTTGCACCAGACGCGTCAATAGCTGCGTTTGCTACATGCGACAAATTGTAGTTATTTGTCACGGCTTTCGAAACAAAACCCCCAGTCGCCACAACATGGGGATTTAGTATTGAGAACTTGTTCTGGGTGAAACTGCCCAGCGTTGTTACAGTCACAGAATTCTGCACTGCATTCGGCCCTACTCGGAGCCGGTTTTGTACCATCACGACAAAAGTTCCTATAATGTCAGACGGATCAGAGTTGCGCACCGCCATTTTATGGTGCACAAAAGGAGCTGAGAAAGAGACAACTCCAGAAGAATTAGGTTGCATAACCACATGTGGGCACAATAATGCGGAACTAAATCGCCCGCCATAATGTGCCGATGCTTGCTGTGCATTCATACCAGCCACCCAAAAAATCAACAACTGACCCGCCAACGCGGGATTAGAAGCAACCTTCAAGTGCAGTACAGCTTCTCCACTCCAAAAGAGGGAGGCGTCGAACGCTGGTTTAGCAGACTTAGCATTGATCAAATCAAAGGGGTTCTCGTACATTGTAAGAACCGTGCCTTCGAGATCAGTAGCACTCCACAAAATCGTCCCCAAGACTGCTGGACGTTCTGGGAGAGCTGTAGTAGCCTCAGGAATAAGGCCACCAATGGCCGCATTTCGCACCCCGGAAGGAATTCCCCCCTCTGTGTGCAGAACTATCTCCCCAGTAAACTGAGTTGCCGTGGCCAATACCACCGGCGGGAGAGATCGAATGCACCAGAGAGGTTCATTACTAACCTGGCGCCTCAATGGGTCCACTGCTAAAGCTTCAGCGGGAAGAGAAATTGAGATAGTATTAAGGTGTCGTATATACACCCTATTGTTAGGAATGTTGGCAATCTTGCGAGTGTCAACGGTTGTATATTTATTGACGGAAACTTGGTCTGCCACCAAAACCCTTTGGCCTGCGATGACGTGAAACGTCCCCGCAAGGTACGAGGAATATGGTAGGCTGTATTGAGCTCTCTCAACTACAGCTCCAACTCCGTTGACGTTTACCGCCAACGGTGCAGACCACATCCCCGCTAAGGAAGTGTATTTGGTGACGGCACCAGGAAGATAGTTCCTGGCTTGCCCGTCTTTGATAGGATATTGCAGCTGTCGCAACTGCGCGTCTGAGAGGACGCTGGAAAGGATGCGGAACTGTCCCAATGGACTAGATCCGGTTGTAGGAGAAACCGCAGAGATGACCGGTTGAGAGTTGTTCGCCCATTGTTGATTTCCAGGATCGAACAACTCATAGTTGTCATCATGCACTACGTCGATGTACTCTTTAATGTCAATCTCTGAACCTGACACGTGCGGATATTGGTTACCAATAATAGACAGACGAGGAATCTCGCGAAGCCCAAAGAATCGACTTTGGTCCGATAATGCGGCGTAGATCGTCCCCGCTGCTGCTCCTGAGCCAGTAACTCTAAATTGTCCCATTGAACACATTGAGGTACTAACGTCCAACACTGACAGCGGCATCCGAATAAAATTGTTCATAGTGAGGCAAGGAACTCTCACTAACAATGACCCAATCTGCGTCATCCTAGGACCAGTAACCATCACAGTCGAACCGAATGTAGAGGGTTGGGGAATTTGAATCACACTGTCACCAGATAACCCAATCGACAAAGGGGCTGTCACGTCGTCCGACACAATGTAGAAAGTAATATCTCCCACAAATCCATAGTACGCGGCAGCATACAACCTGAACTGTGACGGAATGTTAAAGAAGGGGGGGCCCCAGAACAATCCTGCCACAGGAAATGTCGTGGCGGTAGTGAGGCGATGCACAGGCACCATACGCTTGAGGATCGACGAAACGCCATCAAGAGAAGAGATTTCCACAACTGGAACGTCCACTTTACTCTCGACGAGGTTAGTCGACTCCAACTCAACCGCTGGTGTCAACGGGGCATCTGCCGTAGCCCGCACGCGGGGCGCGTGTAAAATATCCATTTGAAAACGTTTTCCATTGAAGGTAGCCCATTCGGCTACATTTCCTTCAAACCAACGTTTTTCGACTTCATGCCATGTGATGGGCGTCTCCAACAGCCCAATTCTCCTCCAAACGGCCGCAATCCGTTTCCTCCAAAGAGAAAATTGATCTGCGCCAGAGCTCCACACTCTACTCAAACAATCGTTGCCCAAAGCATAAACGATCGAATAAGTATCAATCTTACTCTGTGTGGCCATCAAACTTTTGATGACACTTGCTTCTTCCACCTTCGGAAAGTATTCAACACCAGGTATCTCTCCTCGAGAACGCCTAGTGGTACACTTTAAGAACTGAAGATCACAAACGTCATCAAACTCCTGAGTGATTGCAGAAACTTTATCTGCCATCGTCATAACTATCCCAAACTGTGACATCATGGCGGCAATTCGCTCTGGATTAAACCACGCAACGATTGCCGACACACTAGCGATGTTGTCATCACCATACACCTTCAAACACACATACTTACGAAAATCAGATAAGGATGCCCCTCCGGGCCGTCCTTTACCTAACACTAAATAAGCAATGCGGAAATGCATCATAGTGACAAACGAGTTCATGATAGCTGTCAGCACACAGCCCGACATCAAATGCTCGTCTTTCATATACACCATATCTCCCACCCTGGTCAGGTGGTAACAGATAGCGTACAACAACCGTTTGCGAATCACACGATCTTCGGGGGAACTATCCCCTTTGTCGTAGTACTCCTCCACTACACGAGCGAAGGATTCGAACATCTGTGAGGTGCTGTTGGTCTCATGACCACTGTAATCCATCGCGAAACCCACTGGGGATACTCGCAACAAATCAAGCACCATCGCGTTCCAGTCGTTGGAAAACACGTTGATTCCAATGCACATCTCCAATTGAGTCGTGTGCATGAAATTAATAAAATGCCCAAAGTACTTTCGTACCAACAATGTCTCATCGAAGGGGGAGACATTAATACCGCGAGAAGAGGGCACTTCTCCGGGTCCTACCAAAACGCGATCTTTCGAACGCATCTCGGCTTTGAGTGAGTAATCTGACATGAATGCCGGGATCACTCCAACTCGCAAGAGTTTTTCATCTTGCTCTAAGATTTTCCTAAAATCCGCGTTGATAAGCGAATAAGGTTTCTGGTCACCAACCAGTGCTTTCTTTCCGGGCACTCCATTGAGTAACTTTTTAAACTGAGAACCAGCAGACGTATGAACATCAATGCAAGCTAAATGAGGCAATCCTCCGTTCAGCATTTCGCTCTCGGTCAAAAGCCTAGGTTTTTCAAATGGCGCTATAGTGTTAAAAAGATCAATGATACTGCTCTCAGCTTCATCGACTAACTTTTGAGGGAAATGTCCCACAGGTCTACACAACTTAGCGTAGCTCTTTTTCACAATAGCACGGTGCTCAGACAACGTTTTTCCAAAAGCCGCCGGCAGATAGTTGTTTGACGCCCACTCCTCCTCTGCATAAGGCAATGGTCGGAAGGTCGTCTTGAGCGGAGCCGCGGGGGCGTCCACTAGTTTCCCAAGTAATTGGGAGTCTCCTATCATCTTCGTCCCAAACTCCGTTTCTACCAAACCAGAGGGAGGGGCGACACACGCTACAATGAGGGAGCATTTCTTGAGAAACGCTTCAACGACCTCTTTGCTCAAACGTACCGACATACCAATGCCATTGTGCCTAGCCGAAGCAGGCAATTCGATGGCAGTGTGCATTCCCATTACTCCATACTCTTCTGAGAAGAGAACCGCTCCGCAGTCACCATACGACTTCAAACTGTATGACCAATAGCCTCCTATGTAGGTTTCAGCTATACCACCTAAGTTATTCTGTCCGCTATAGTACTGCCTACGCAGATTCATCTTTGCAAACTCTCGCACATCAGCGTCACCCGGTTTGCAAAATAGGGCTGGGAATCCAGCCGCATTTACTACATTGCTGTAGGAATAGAAAAGACCACGAATATCGTGGAATATTTGGATAAGGGTTCCAAAGTCATATGCTACTAAATCTAGCACTCCTGACTCATCCACCCAGTGCACAAGCCGTTTTGGTTCAAAACACAATTGTTTCGATACTCCTCCTCTCTCAAACAGCATTTCGAGCTCCTCACAAATCACCTGACTTTGACCATCGTCTCCAGTCACGCGAAAGAAGTGAGAAGGCAGCAACGCTACTCCTCCTACTATGCCTAACCCATACATCGAACGAAGATCATGTCCGTTCTTTTTTAGGGTTACCTTGAATTGATTTCCTCGCACCTTGTGAGGCAACGCTAAACCACTAGTGGCCAAAATACCACCTCGGCCCGCTTGTTCCATACGACCATTATCCCAGGCATCGATGACAGAGTATCCTTTTCCATACAACTCCCTCATCTGTTCCTTGGACATGTGTCTAAGACTCTGCAACGTATCACGCTCCTCAACTTCTCCGGTCTGCGACAGCACTCGATCCTGTTTTGGCATCTCCCGCACATCATGCATCGTAAGATGTGCCATAGTATGCAGAGACGCTGGTTCATAAAAATTGACTCCGTCTCGGTAGACAATTTTCTTACTACCTCTCATGGCCGTTTTGATCAAGCGTGAAATCAGATACATACCACCATACAACACTACAAAATATTTTCCGAAGAGAGAAAAAGTCTGCCACAAACCTTCTGTGATCTGGCTATCAGCTAATGGTGACACCGTTTTTCCAAAGTGTCTCCAGATAGCTGCTATAGGGATTTTTGTATATTCAACAACACTAGTCCACGAGGCAAGGAACATTTCCCAGCGGGTGCCGATCACACTACGTTCTTTGATTTTCTTCGCATGTTCGGCCCACCTGATGTTCCACTTCTCTTCTGCCTGTGCTTGCAACACACACAACTCTCTGGCTCTTGCAACGGCACCTTGCTTGTACTCCCAATTATCCCACTCTTGGGCGACCTCCGCCTCTCTACACAGTTCAATGTAGTGAGAGTCAATAATCAGTTGCAACCAAGCATCTATTTTCTTTACAGAGAAGCCTGGTGTTAGTCCGAACATTTCCAAGATAACACCAGTCACAGTGTTGTTAAAATCTTGGTCAGGGCAATCAGCATCCTTCCAGTCAGATCCAACAATAAGATTTCTGCCATTCTTAGCGTCGTAGGCTATGGCATTGGAAATTGCTTGCTGAAACCAAACAGAGTCCACTAAAGCACGAGTGATTCCTTTGGTCGCCAAATGCATACCAATCTTACCTGCCTCGAGGCCATCTTCCAAACGGATCATTTGGACTGTCGAGCGTACGACTCTTTTCCGATCAATCTCTCCAATTTTGAGCAGACCTCCAGTGACGCGCAAACACACATTCCCACACCAACGCACAACATTGTTATTATATACTATAGCGGGCATCATACGAGCCCAATCTAATACACTTGTCGCCCAATCAGGATAAGAATCCCTGACAAAGGCGTCCAATAGCGGAGCACAATACGACACTTTACCGTCTTCGTCTACTGTTAAAGCAGACGTAGGCATAGGACGAAACATACGCAACGGCACCATAGGATATGCGAGTTCAGGCGCTGGGCCATCTCTCACAGAAAAGCCGGTAGGGAGAAGATCTTCCTCTTCTCCAGCAGTGGCCACAACGTGGCCTTTTCCTTTGTTTGTTTTTGAATTCAACATCCTCTCGACCTCAACCGATTTAGGGAGGGCAATTGGGAGAGTTTTCCCTTCGTTCACTAATTTAATAGAAGAGTAATTCTTTTCATGTTGCGCCATCTTTCCGCGGATAATGTCAATGACCTCGGCTAAACAATACTGCTCGCCACGGTCAACTTCTCCTGTGCGAAAAGAAACCACTCGATGTAACACAAACCTCAAGTGAGCCAAACTAGCTTTTTCTTCCTCAGAGAAATGTACGATTTTTGCGTCATCCAAAAGCCCATTGGCATCCGCGAATTGCGGTAATAAGATAATCTTCCAATACATCATTCTCCTCCTAAACGCCTCAGGACACACCAAACCTTTCACTTCGTGCTCGGGTCCAACATTAGAGCTCATCGCAACCACACTGGCATGCAACTTGACCTTTCCTTTGTCAGGCATTCCTGCAAAATTCAACACCACGTCAGCTGACGAAATATATGTTAACATACTAGCGTTAAACAACTCCGCTATCTGTCCACCGACAGCATGGGGTTCGTCAAAGTAAATCATAGGTGTACCGGGCTTATAGCCTTCCCAATAAGGAGATTCCAAATTCTTGGTGTAACACCGCTCATTCGGCTCCCTCTTAGGAAACAGTCCTTTGGCAATGAGTGGAATAATACTACTTTTCCCGATCCCTGGTTTTCCATAAAAATATAACCCTACGGGGGTTGCTCTCCCAGTCTCATCGCCTAAACGCGTCCTACACAAATCTACAAAAGGTTCCATCGCAGAAAGCAAAGCCCTCGCTCCTGACACTACAGCTGGTGCAGTGACACTAGCATCAATAATCAACTTCAAGATATTGTTATAACACTCGATGTAAGATTTTGCATCCAACAGGGTCAATTCCTCAGGGTTTCCATCCCTAAACTTGATAGTCATAGCGCCAGCAGAACCCATCAGATCATAAAGATAGGCATTTCCGCGCTGCGCGGGGTTTGATCCTAACACGGACCCAACGAAATCTCCGCAACTACTAGGTAATTTTGTAAAAACCCAGTAAACAGCTTGAGTACTAACTCCAGCCATTGCGACTAACGGAACTACTAACTTCACTCCTTCTAAGACTCTCTCACCCAAAGTTTTTTGTTTTGGTAAAGTTGCTGCCATAGCACCACCAATTAAGGCAGAAACTATTTGAGCACTTGTGGCCTTCACATTCTGCCCAACCAATGGTACAGACGGGGGCCGCTCGGTAAACAAAAACTTACCATCTCGAACCTCAAAGTTCAAGACATCTTGAGTCTTATCTTCTGTGGTCCAAAACATTTTGAACGCCTCTCTAATCGCTGCTCCCAGCTCTCCTACTTTGGTACCTAACAAATCTATTACCCCGAGAATCACTTCTCTAACTGGAATACACTTACGCACCAAATACTTCACAGTCATCGCTGCCACAAAGGCCAACACGATTCCTGCTAAATACAACAGATGTGTTTTTTTTATGCCAAGCCCCGAAACAGTCTCAATCACTTTGTGGTACATATCACTAATAAATGAAATAGCTCCGATAGCATTGGTGAACTTGTGAAATTTTTGCTTCACGAAGGAACCAACTTCCTTCATGGTATCTGAAAGCCCACCGACACCGGCTGCAGCTTTGAAATAGTCAGACCAACTGTCTGACTCAAACGGAGGGTCATCCTCCCGCTCATCATCTGGGTTGTTCAGAGAACACCCAGGCAAAGGCACGTCCACAGTGCTATACACATACTCCTTGGCACAACCATTAACACTATACGAGCTAGGAAGATTATGAAAAGAGTTAGAAGACGACGAAGACGAAGAAGACCCCGAATTGGAGCATCCCTCAT